TCGCTAAACTCTGCAAAAACAGCAGATTTTAAATCACAAATGGCATCATCAAACCGACTCATATCGTAATAACCTTAACAAGCTCACGCTCTACAAGCTCGCTCAATGCTTCTTGTGGTATATTCGCAACATCTAAAAAGACATCTTCAACGCCTTTTTTAATATTAACAATATTGCTACCATTGGCATAAGATAAATCCTCTAACACAAGGTAATGTGCCTTTGGGGTTTTTTCGGTTTCTTTTGTCATAACTTTTTCCACATTAAGATGCAACTACCCATGATGCAGAAGCATTGGGACGCTTTGGGAATAACAAAGGAGATGATTCTGTAACGATTTCAATTCCCTTGCCACGAGGTAGCATATACATATTTGAATATACACGCATAGGCTGTAAGTTTGCTTCCATATTTTGAATAACACCAAAAAGGCTACAACCACCATAATTTAAAGTATCAAGAAGCACGATGCTATTAGGGTCAAACATTTCTACTGCTGTTCCTGCATCATTGGTATATGTATTTGTATAAGACCAAACACGCATTCCGCTTGCAAAAACTGTAATCAAATCAAGACCTACATACAAAGCAGGGTCAATAGATAGCTTTGCTGTTGATGTTCTGAAATTATTATCAAAAATAGCATTTTTAACCTCGGTAGATGCCATAAACCCTTTACGAGCGTTTGCCCCCAGAACAACATCGGTAGTTTTTGTCCGTCCAACACTATACTGCAACTCGACTAAAGATTGAATATTCGCTAATGGTGTTGCAGTTGAACCAACAAGCCCTGTACTCACAACCCACCAACGAGCAGTAGTAGCGAGTGCAGTTGGCTTTAATGATGCACTACGACCGAATGAAATAGCCACACGCTCATATTGCTCACCAGAAATTGTGTACCCTGCATTAAACAAAGAATCCGAAGCCATAATTTCTAATCGTGTATCGACTGAATCAACTTGCTTTTTAACTTCTTGTGCTATTAGTTGTTGCATTCTGCTGTTTGGACTAAGAATACCGCCTAATCCCTCCCCTGCTGTCCGCTCCAAGGCTTCCGCAGGTGTAATTACTACCGATTCTTGAACATAAGCAGGCTCAATCTCACGAAGTTTATTAGCGTTGCGTTTGCGAGGTGAAGGAGTCATCTTAGGGTCAACATAACGTGCCGCGAAATCATTAATCCCAATCACGTCATCAAGAATGATTTTACTTTTATTCGTTAATATTTCATTATTAAAAAATGTTTTTTGCAAGAAAAGCTCTTGCCTCGGCATTGCATCAACAAGCCCTGCAAGCTCATAAGTTTGTACAAAATCAATAGCCATTATTAATCAGCTCCCTTGCTTGATAATAGATTTTTAATGTGAATGTTGCGTGTTGCAAATGCGTTACGCAATGTATCCGCTGTCCATGTAAGTCCTGTTACATTCAACAATGCAAAATCAACACACTCTGCTTCAACAACAATACTTTGAATTGTGTCAGCATTATAGCCTGTTGCAGTAGTATTAATTGCAAACATTGTTATTCCGATTGGGTTTTGCGAACCGTCAACCGCTGTCGATGCAGATGCTATGATTTTACCAGACGCAGTTATAAGTCCTACTGGAGTTCCTGCAGGAATATTGTTATTTGTTAAGACTGTGTAAGCGTTTGATTCAAAATTACCAACAATAAATGGTAAACCAATCGTTAAGTTTGAACTTGTGTATGAAGCTGTCATTATTTAATACCTGCTTTTTTAATGATTTCTTTTGCATTGGCGAAAGGATTGCCTGTTGCATCTTTATTATCAACTGGCAATTCAGCACTAATTGACTTAATAACAGGATTAAAGCATCAAGTGTGCTTTTTGGTTTTTCAGCAACAATAACTGCCTCTTGCGGAATAACCGCATCGAGAATAACTTTTGATTGTTCAGCTGTCATTCCTTGTTCAATGCAAATTTTTGCTAATGTTTCTTGTGTTTTAGTGTTTGGGTGTGACATAATTGAACCAACCCTTAAACGCTCTGTGCTTATTGCCTCTGCAACAATAGCAGTAATATCAACCGTTGGCTTGTCAGCCGTCACGGTATCTTTTTTATCACTCATATAAACCTCTTCAATAAGTGTTTTTATTGTGCCAACCGAGTCAGCCATGCCACGACTAATGGCTTCTTGTGAAAAAAACATTTTTCCACCGCCAAAGTCATTAACAACCTTTTCAAATGTCACACCACGCCCACTTGCCACTGCTTCGACAAATAATCGCCCTGTAACATTAACTGTTTCTTGCATATCATCATTAAATTTATCGCTCCCTATTTCAGGATTTTTGTTTGGTGATATGTCTGAAACAAATCTAAATTCTTTAATCCCTATGCTCTCTAAATCAAAATCATACCCTGCAATCATTGCACCAATAGAACCAACTTGTGCCGTGCTGTCCATGATTATTTTATCGCATTGCGAAGCCAGCCAATAACACGCACTTGCACATATCCCAGATACAAAGGCATAAACTTTTTTTGTTTTCTTGGCTTCAGCTATTGCTTCAATAGCTTGCGATATTCCACTAGCCACGCCACCGCCAGAATCCATATCAAGAATAATAATGTCATTGCTATCCTCAATGGCAAGTTGCATATCGCTTGCAATATCTTCATAAGAACGCAAATAAGCAATAGCACTATAGGCATCTGTTTTATTGACCATTGGTGTATAAATGCTAACAATAGAATAACCGTCATTTCTGCTATAAGTTTCTCGTGGTGTGTAATATTCTTTAATGTCATCTATAAATCCATTAAATTTTTTAGCATTAACACTATGAATAGCCTTTAATGTTTCAGCGTTATCTATAAACCACGTCTTATTGTTAAGCATTGGCATCACCCATATTATCTCCGACTGCACTTGTTGATTGTTTGCTTTCAACATATATGCCAAGTTTCTTTTCTAATTCTACTTCTCTTGCTCTCGTTTTGGCAACGTCAGCATAACGCACACCACGGCGAGAACAAATGTCCTCTTTGGACATCGTCCCATTGTTAATAGATTCAGTTTCTGCTTTTGCTTCTTTTAAAGGGTCGATAACAGGCTTTCCTGCACTGATAAACCTACCACTTAACAAAAAGTCCTTTGCCATAGCAAAATTATCAACACCCCTAGGCAGTTGAATAATGCCTTTGTCGATTGCCTCCTCTACAAAGCAATACATAAATGGCATGGCAAATTTACGCTCTATGACATTTTTAACCCAATCAAAATATAGCTGTGCTTGTGCTAGAGAAAAACGTGATGCACTATACGATACATCGCTATAGTCTTGATATGTTGCATGATAATCAGAACCAACACTTGCAGATACAAGTTTATTTGTAACTTTGGTAAATCCGTCAAGAGTATTTATGTTGTCGCCTTTTGTTAGCATGGTTATGTCTTCACTTGGCAATAAGTGAATTGCTTTTGAGCCTCTATCAGAACACCTTGAAAAAACATCTGATATGTGTTCACTTTTTAATTCTAAAAACTCATTAACATGATTGTAATAATCAGCAGGCTCGGAATCACCTGTAGCACTTGGCAATGGCTTTGTATCTTTGCCCATTACAGTACCCATTATCTTATCATAATCTTCATTAGATTTTAAAGCGTATGCAATGCTTGCTTGCAATGCCATTCTTTGATTTTCGTTAGAAAGATATTCAGATATTAATTTAAGATAATATACACCAGAATGAAATACCGTTGCCCCTGTACTTTGCTCGGGTGCTAAACAATCAAAAGCATGAAGCATTAGCGGTCTGCCAGAAGCTGTCCGTGCTTTAACGGTGGTAAATTCTGTTAAATCAGAAAGTAATCCACTGGCAAAATCTTTTTTGAAATCACAATTAATAACATGATACAAAATAGGCTCGCCAGAAACACCAACCTCAATTCCGTTTTTCATTGTAGCATCATCAATGCGTGAATGTGGCGTTTGAACTCTTGCAGGGTCAAGCAGATTTACGCAGGTGTACATACCATTGCTTGATTTTTGCCATTGCATCGCACCGTATGAATCACCATTAACAAGAAATGAATTAGTGACTGTTGCTATTAGTTGGTTAAATGTCATTTGACGTGAAGCATCAAAATGACAATCAGGAGAATTAGCCATTGTGTTAAAAATATCTTCAACCTTATTAGCCCAGTCGTTAGCCTCTTCGAATGTCAATCCTAACGCTTCATACATAGGATTAAGAGATAAATTCCACCCACTGCCAATAACAGAATTTCTTATCGTGCGTAAGGCAGAAACCATTGACGGCTCATTCGTAACAACTTCTCTAGCAATAGCCATTGTTTGCAGTTTGGTGTATTTCTGCTGTGCATTTTGTGTTTTTAAATATGGATTATATGTTGGGAACGCATTTTTTAAGCGTCTATGTTGCTCATTATAATTTGAACCACTAATAACATTATTAACCTCTCGAACTTTAACAGGCTCTGCTTTATACTTTTTGAATACGTTTCTAATTCCCTCTAGCATCAATACCACCTACCACGAATAGCAACGCCACGTTGCACGGTATTGATTGGTGTATGCTTAATAACACTCGGTAATTCAGGCGATAAATGACCACATACAGGGTATAATTGATTGTAAAGATTGGCGATAGTCTGTAAATCACCCTTAGTATATTCAACAACAGCACCACGGCTACCGTCAGAACTTTCAACACGTTTGCGTGAAACACCCTTAGACAAATCTATATATGCTTGCAAAAGAGATTTTAACTCGCTTACACAGTCATAATTTTCACATGTGCTATCGTTATTGCATGACATACGCATATAATATATGAATTATATGCGTTGTAAAGATATATTATTTAAGAGTTAATTTTCGGCAAAATTGCCTCATATTCAGATTTTAAAGCAAAATGCGTAATAATTTCTTGAAATGAACAACCATCACTATCAAGATTACTATGTAATCGCAGTTTTTCCCCCTCATAATATCCATCTTTATAACTGCAATCAGGTGTACAAGCAGTAATAGTGTTATAGCAATTATCTAAAATTAAAAATACATAATTATTAGATTTTTTGTCTGAAAACGTGCCAAATTTTCGGCTTTCAGGATTTTCAAATAAATAATTTTCTATGTTTTCTTGTGTCGCATCAATCCAGTTAATATTTTCTTCACTGTTTTTTTCTTTTAACAATTTTTGTATGTGTGGGTCATTAATGTCTTCATTGGGCAACAAATGCACACAATTAAAGTCTTTATGAAAATTTATTCTTTTTGGTTTCCCAAAAAGCCAATTAAATATATTCATAACCCACCCCCAATCTCGCTTAATCTACCCTCAATCAACTTTTTATTTGTTTCAAGCTCTGCAACCTCTAAACTCAATGCAATGT